TCAAGGTTGTAGCAACGTTAGCTGTTCCAGCTGCTGTCAATTGTCCTTGTTGATTTACTGTGAATGTAGGTATAGCTGTAGAAGATCCATAAGATCCTGGAGTGACAGCAGTATTTGTTATTGATATAGCAATGTCATTATCGGTTACTGCAGTAGTTATACCAGTGCTACCTGTAACAGTAACATCAGAGTCTGCAAGATTTACAGTGTCTGTTCCAGTGTCACCATTAACAGTAAGGAATGCTGCACCAACATTTTCATCAACATAAGCTTTTGTAGCAGCATCTTGAGCTAACGTAGGGTCACCAACACCAGTGATCTTGTTAGTACCCATTGCTATAGCACCCGACATTGTACCGCCTGTCAGGTTGAGCTTGAGTGCGTCTTGAGTATCTACATACGCTTTAGTTGCTGCGTCTTGCGCAGAAGTAGGGTCGCCCAATCCTGTGATCTTTGACGTACCCATAGCAATAGCGCCAGTCATAGTACCACCCGCGAGAGGTAGCTTAGTGGCTAGTGCTGTTGTAACTGTTCCTGCAAAGTCTGCATCATCGCCTAATGCGGCGGCTAATTCGTTCAACGTATCCAATGCGGCAGGAGCTGCGTCAATGACTGCTGCAACTGTGTCGTCTACATAAGACTTGTTAGCTGCGTCCGTACCTGCTGTTGGTGTGACAACATTAGTTAACTTAGTGTTAGTGAAGTCAGCAGTACCGTTAACGACTAAATTGTTCAGAGTAGTCGTACCAGAAGACGCTGTGACGTTTCCTGTGACATTACCTGTCAGATCGCCAGTGACGTTACCTGTTAAGTTGCCTGTGACGTTACCAGTAACATTACCAGTTAAACCACCAACAAAGCCTGTGTTGGCTGTGATTGTAGAGCCTACAATGGTCGATGGTGTACTAGCGCCAATGGGCGTAGAGTTGATTGAGCCACCAGTGATTACTGCATTGCTAGACGCAAAAGTACCGTTAGCGGTTAGAGTGCCAGTAACGGTAGCTGTAGCAGTGGTAATGCTAGACGGATTAGTGCCGAGTTCTACAATTTCTGTAGAGGCATTCTCTGTGAAGATTCTTTTGTCAGTTACGTTGACAGCAAGTTCGCCCTGTACCAAGTCACTCGTAGTGGGGACGGCTGAGGCGGTTGAGCTATTCTTGGTTACAATGGTCGCCATTTACTTTTTCCTTTGGTTAGCTTTGACAGCGCGTAATCTTTTTTCAGCTTCCTTCTTGGTCTTCGAGTATCCTGCCACGTTATCTATTTTCCAACCCTTCTGGGTTTTACGGATGGGCATTACCATTTCACCTTATGTGACCAGTAGCGAGCTGACAGCTTTGATGGGTTAGCATCCTGCGCGTTATGTCGCGCATAGTATGATCTTTTCCGGGCTTTATCTTTGGCAGTGGTAGGATTTTTACCTGCGCCTTTTACACCCTGTTGACCGAATCTAACGGTCTTAACTTCATCCCCTACTTTAGCCAATACAACATGGCTCTTCGTGGGATGGTTAGGGGTACGTTTGGGCTTGTTATACCCACTAACGCCTAACTTGGATATTCTTGGGTCTTTTTTACTCATAAGATAAGGGGGCAGGTTGCCCTACCCCCATCTCCGCTTAGTTGTCTTAGCCGTTTACAGCAAGAACAAAGCCACTGTCAGGGCGGTATGCCTTAACACCGTAGAGAGTGTCCGCAGTGTACAGAGTGCCGAGGAACTCTTGCTTGTACTGAGTCTGCGAACGAACACCAACCTGCTCCGCGAGGATCAGTGTGTCCTGATGGATAAGCATAGCTGCCTTGATGTCACCGCCTGCTGTGTTATCAGCAGCAGTTTCAATGACAGGGCAGTTAGAGCTAACGTATACGTCAATACCGTAGAGGTTACCGATCTTGCCGTTCTGTACAACCTGACCACCAACGAAGTCAGATGATACATAACGATCAATACCCATGATTGCGTTACGCAGTGAAGGAGGAATGACAAACGCACGGTTGTCCATAGGAACGTCCGCATCGTCTTGCTTCTGGATCAATGCACGGAAAGCAGCGTCAGTGAAAACGTCAGCAGCCGCAACAGTGTCAAGAGCGTAAGCAGTCAGACCAGTTGATGCGTCATTGTAGAAGACAGCAGAGTTAGTCCAATCAGAACCATCGCCGTCACCTAGTGACTTACCAAGAGCAAAGAGGTCGTTGTCAATTTGACGAGCAAGCGCATAACCTGCGTCACCAGTGTAGAAGTTACGGAGTGAAGCAAGAGCTTGCACTTCAGTAATATCTTCGATGATGCGTGAGTATTCGTAGTGCTTGTCAATGACGATCTGTACTTCTGACTCTGTGTCGTTCTGTACAGTGACCGCAGTGTTTTCTGCTTTAGCGTATGCTGCGCCACGGATAGGAGCAGGAACGTGGATAGTGTCCCCTTTCTTACCTGACATAGACATTTTCTTAACAAGGTTCGCGAGGATGAGGTTCTTCTCATACGCAGCACGGATCTCGTCACTCCAAATTTCTGGGACAAAAGTTGCCGCAGAAGTGTTATCAACAAAACCGCCAGTAGCGGGGAAAGTAGATGTTGCCATTTCAATATACCTGTAAGTCTAAGTTAGTTTCTTACACGGTTTTCCCGATAGGCTTGCATGATCTCATTAGACATGGCTTGATAGCGTTTCGGGTCAGTCCGCATTAGTTCAATAATGTCGGCTCTTCGATATATCTTCTTGCTTGGCGCTTCTGTACTACCTGAAGCTCCACCTGTTGAGGCTGCGTTCAATGCGTGTTTACGTTCTTTGCGTTCAACTTCTACAGTCTGCTTTGTGACATTGCGAATCTCTTTCCATGTAGAGAAGAGTTCATCTGCCGCATCGTAGTTGTATTGGTTGTTCGCTTGCTCGTATAACTGCTGACGAACCTTGCTACCCATAATCCATTTCTGGAACTCTGGACTAACAGCAATTTCCTTCAGGTCAGGATGCTTCTGCTGTAACGCAGATAACGTCTGACTTTGTTGCATCTGAACACCGAGTTGCTCCAACTGCTTTAGTGTTGGATGGTTTGCAATCTTGTGTTCTACAGCTTTATCAGGATCAGCGAAGAAGTCTATCTCTTCAGCCTCGTCCGGTTCATTTGATTTAGTTTGCTTAAGAATGAAATCGTCAACAATACTTCTGAGCTTACCTACTTCTTCACCCTGTTGACCAAGCCTAGACTCAGCCTCTTGGTGCATCTTGATTAACTCAGCAGGAGTTTTACCGCGATAGTGCTGTGGTAATTCCTCTGTATCTGGTTCAGCAGCTACCTCAATATTTTCTTCCGAGACTGCTTCCTCTGTTTCTAACTCATCTACCTCTTGCTTACGATCATCAATTAATTGTGCCACTATTAAACTCCTAACAAGACCAACTAAGCTACCCCGAAAGTGGGACTTATTGATTGGCTACCTTGCGTTCCTTTTTTATCTTCTGCTGTCTATCTCTTGCCCACTTCATCGTTGCTCCCGGAAAAGCACCCGATATAGGATCAAGGACTACTGTAGCCGCAGAGATAATCCTACTACTGTCATTGCCACATTCAGGACAAGGACGACTCAAGTCTTCATCTCCACTACGAATGAATGCCTCATTGATGTGGCCTTCACTACACTGGAAATCAAATACCTTCATCGCTACCCTCTTTCTGTATGTGGTCAATGGTAGATTCTAAGTTGAGAATAAAAGAGAGGATGTTCAACTGTCCTTTACGGAAGTACAAATCCTCGTTATCTTTTGTTGCCTCAACTGAATTTATGTGAAGAGCATTGGCACTCAGCTCTTCAATCAATCCTTTCCAACCTGCGGTCATAAACATATCTTGCAGGTTGTCGTAATACTGTTCTATTGCTTTATCCATTCTTGCCCCGCTTCTTCGCTTCTTTCTTTATATCGTTCTTCAATTCGTGTAGAAGCGAGTTCTGCGTTGATTCTACAAGTTGTAGTCTTTGGTCTAGGCGTTCTAGGATGACGTTGATCTGCGTAACGACTTCCTGTAACTCGCGTTGACTTACCATTAGGATATAGCCTTTGCTGCGTCAAGGTTTAATCTCTTCTCCTTCAGTGCTGTGTCAGCCACCTTGAGTCGGCGTTCAAACTCTTTGTCATCTGCTGTGCCAACTTTGAGGTTAGCAGTGATGGCTTTGATTTGATCCGTTTCCAACTCAACAGGAATAGCCTTAGTCTCTGCTGCAATCTTCTGTGCTCGTGCTTGAGACTCAGCAGCCTGTCCGTTAAGCGCATTAGTTTGAGACTGTTGGAACTCCATCTGTACTTGCTGTGCAGCTTGTTGAGCTTGCTGTTGCTCAGGAGAAGGTTGAGCAGCTTGTTGTAGTGCAATAATGAGTTCTTCTCTGTTACTGAGATTCATATTATCAATGATAGATTGAATCAAAGTAGGATACAGAGGTGAGTCTTGACCCATAGTCTGTAATAGCTGTACCAGTTGTGTGACTTCGTATTCTCTGGCGATAATGCCAAGAGAAGAAGACACTTCAAACTGATAGTCCGCAACAGGATAAATCTCTGGCTCGAACTGCATATATCTGTACGCAGCTTTGGAGACAAATGGGATTAAGAATGACTCTTGGAAGTTAATCAACGTCCTCTTGTGGCGCTTAATGATTGCACCAAGAGACATGGATATACCTGCCGCTGTTGCCTCACCATTGATAGATCCGGGAATTCCCGCAGAATCTATAGCACCAGTAGCAGTCTGAACCATCTTCTGTAGCTCACCTGCCTGTGCGAATGTAATCTGATTGACCTGACCGAAGTTAAACGGCTGTAGAACCTCAGAAGGATTTCCATTCGTAAGAATGATCTTACCTGCTTTAATCTCAGGTCTTGCTCCGCGAGGAAGTCTAGTTGCGTCCATAGCCATCATAGGATGGACGGTCAAAGCTAGTGCATCAATTCTAGCACGGAGTTCTGCGTCCAAGGCTTTCTGTGAGTTATAACCCTTCTCACATACGCCTCTTCCCCAAAATCGGTTAGGCACTACGTCCCACGGGAACGCAATCACTGGGCGATCCTGCATCATGTACGGGTTCTTCTCGGCTTTCAGCAGAGTACCACCGTTCGCTATTACCACGATTGCCTCAACGTAGTAGGTCTTATCCTCGTCACTTGGTACTAGCTCTTCAACCTCTTCATACAGGTCGTCATTCTCAAGTAAGTGGCGGGGGACTAGACCATAGTACTTGGTAAGACGAACCTTATCTGTAGGTTGCGTGGTAAGTTCGTGGTCTGCATCTAGGTCTATGTCAGGGTACGCATAGTTAAATGGTACGTCCTTATACACGCCTTTCTCTTGCAAGAGTTCTACTTGATGAACTGGGACAAACTCATCAATGGCTACACCGATAGATTCGTCTACACTGGTAGCAACTGGATCAATCAAGAAGTTCTGTGGTTGGATGCTGCGTAGCTTACACACAGTCCTGTCAAACATCTCAACGCCTACTTCTTGTAATTGACCGTCCATAGTAGGACGCGAAGCAGGACGCATATCTTTTCTTTCTTCGAGGACTAACTCGGCAATACCTGTTCCGTATACAGCGGCGTTAATCAAACACTCACCCACTGCTTTGCGGACTTTGTTCTTTTTGAAATCTTTTGTTAACTGATCGCGAAGGTACGCTACATCTTGTGGTTGTTGGTCATCATCCTTAATATCAAAGAACTTGCCACGCCCAAAGGTTGCTTCCTCAATCTCTGCAACCGAAGACTCTACGGCTTGCTGTAGGGCAGGGGAGATAATCTGTGACCGCTCAGAATCTCTGTTACGGTCTTCCGAAGAGAATATCCCGCGCCAGAGACGGTAGTATTCGTCAAACTTGTTTTCGTAGTTTGACTCGTAATGGTCGCGCCACTCGCGGCACTTCTCCATTACCCAAGACTCAAGCGTCTCTTCTATGCCGAATTTATCTTCGTTGCTTTCTAGCATATTAATATCCCGAAACAGAATCTATGACTTCGTATTCATCAATCTCAAAGTCATAAGCGTAGGACACAGTAGCCAACTGATCTATGTAGGCTAGTGCGTCCACCATGTCATCGTGTGTGAGAGCATCAGGGAATTGAAATATCTCGTCCATGAATTGTACGTTCCACTCTCCTTTGTTGAGAGTACAAACGCCATTCTCGAACCTACCCTGTAATGCCCACATCACACGGTCTGTCTTCTTTTTGTTACCGTGAGTTAATTCCTCTACACGGAAGAAACGCTGATATTTCCTCATGAGATCGGTCAGCGGGGACATGACGGCTTGCCTAGCAATACCCTTCTCTATCCCTACTGATACTGGTTCGTAATCTCTAACAACCTGAAATATCTTCTGGGCAGTCTCATTCAACTCCCAACGTCCGGCTATTATATCACAAACCCACCATCCATATTCGCCGACTTTTACCACAGCGATTGCAGTGTTGTCAAGTTTCTTGTTTTTAGTCTTTTTGCCTACCTCTTCAAAGCCCGCGAGGTCAATGGCTACATAGTAATCACCAGTAGTCGGCTCTTCCTCATCAAACTTTATCCAATCCTCCTTGAACATCTCAGAGCCTCTAGCTTCAAACGAGGCTAGGAACTCCTGACGAAATGCGTAGGAAGACATGGATTTCTTTGCTGCATCAATCTCCGACTTCTCTAGGAGGTTGTTGTCGTAACTGGTGAAGTGCCATGCTTTATAGGTCTTGTCTTCGCCTAAACTGGCTAGTTTGTAGAGTTCATAGAAATGATTTCTACCCATTGGTGTGCCTATAAACAAAGCCTCTCCTTTCAGGTCTGTCAACGCAGGTCGGAGTATAAGTTCCCAAACGTCTGCTTTCATGTCTGCGTATTCGTCCATGACCAGAAACTTGAGGCTTACACCACGCATAGTCTCAGGTCTGTCTGCGCCTTTCAAGCTAATAGTTGTTCCGTTGATTAGACGGACTTGCATATTGTTAACGTGGGAGTTTTCTATTACTGGTCGTCCTATCTCTAGGAGCAAGTTCCACATAATGTCTCGTGCTTGGCCTTGGGTTGGTGCGACATAGAACACCTGACCCTTATCTGATTTCAGGGCGTTGACTATTAAAAGATAGGCCGCAAGACGAGACTTGCCCGTCCTACGACCCGCAGCAACTACCTTGAAACGGGTTGGGTCGTTCCAGACTTCCTTCTGCCAATCAAGGAGACTTATGTTTAGATTCATTTCTTCTTCTTTTTGTTTTTCTTGTTAGTTGCGACACGCTGACCTCTAACGGGCAATGGTCTAGTTTTCATAGTATTCTCCAAAGCGAATCATATAGGTGACTTCCATAGCTCGTTGACCTACTTGGGTAGCCCACAGCGAATCTAGGAATTCATCCGCTGCGTCCTCGTAATCCCGTACTTCCATAGCTCGTAAAGCCAGTTTGAACTTCCTCAACCTTGATATGCCAAGATTGAAGCATAGGTTTATCATAGCATCCTTTCTTACTTGATCGAGGTCTTTATACCACCTAAAGGAGTTATCCAGTTCTTCCTCGCATCTGCGGATGTCATTCTTCAAAAGATAGTAGATTTCGTCATGGGATAGACCTACGTCATCTAGGTTGCGTCCTACGCCTATGGTTAGAACGCCAACAGAGTCTTCGTAGGGCTTACTTCTTATTCCTTCGTGCTTCACCAAGAGGTCAATCAACTTCTTCATTGTACTCTCCCTCTATAATATCGGGCTGAACCACAGCGTCAGTTACCCCAGAGATAGTAATATTGACTGAAGGACGTCCTCCTAGCTTATCTTTATCAAAATCACTCTGAGGAAGTATCCTATCTACGATTAACTTCCATGCAGCAGCCTGATTCTTGTGGTCATCGTTAGTTGCAGCATCAA